TCGTCGTCTACAAGTCGATGACCCACACGGGTCAGATGGTTGCGCAACAGGTGAACTCGGCGCTCGTCGTCGAGATCGCCTAACCGCGCGCGGGGACCAGTCTCCAGTTCCCCTGGCTGGTCCCCGTTTTTCTAAAGGAGGAAAGATGCCGGCGTTTCATCTTCTGCGCTGCCTGATCGCGCTGGGCGGCGGCTCGCAGCCCGATACGGTGGTCTACCGGGACCGCACCCGCCCGATCGTCTTCCCCGAGCTGCCGATCCTGCAGTTCATGCACGGCGAGGAGGCGGTCACCGAGATCCATGTGGTCGGCCAGTGGGACACGACCAACGAAGAGGTCCTGCAGCGGCTGCAGACGCTTTACGAGCCGGATGTCATCAAAGAGGTTTTCCCGGGGGCGCGCCCGCGACTGCCGTTGTCGGACCCCTCGATCCCGAAATGCACGCTGCCGGTCTACAAGCCGCGCTCGCCGCGCCCGGCCAACCCGGACCCGACCTTGCGACCGCTCGACCAGTTCACCGTCTCCGACCGCCCGGTGGTGGAGGCGCCGCCTTTAGCCGAGGAAGACGACCCGACCCCGGACGAGATCGCGGCCCACGCCCAGGACGATGAAGAGATCGAGGACATGGGTCTCGACAACCCGATGCCCGAGCCCGGGGACCTGCCGCATGTCGTGCGGGATACGATGGGCCGCGGCTCGTCCCGGCGTGCCATCGCAGCGCGGGCGCCCTCGACCTTGCCGGATGTCAACGCCGGCGGCAGCCACAGCCCCACTTTTGTCGACACCAGCCAAGGGGTGCCTCGCTGATGGGTAACCAGCTTCGCTACAGGCGGCATCGACTGCGGCACTGGCTGTGCAGTCAACCGGTCTGGTGGGGTCATGAGCTTTGGGTTGGGGCGCAATGCGTGATCTGCGGTGAGGTTACCAGTGCAGGTAAAACGAGAGTGCGCCGCTGATGGCCGGGCGCCAGCTGCGGGACATGTTGACCGATCTCCGCGCCGAGATCGGTCACTCGACCAACGTCGCGCATGGCATTAACGACCGCGATACCCTGCTGTACTACCTCAACCGCACGCAGGTTCAGCTGTACCAGGACTATGACTGGCCGCAGTTGATGAGTTACCGCACGATCCCGATCGTGGAGGGCCAGAGTAACTACCCCTTCCCGGTCGACCTGGCGTTTGACGATGTTACGCAGATGTGGGCCAACCAGGACACCCGATGGTCTTTGCTGACCTACGGGATTGGTCCCGAACAGTGGTCCCAGATCCCCGCCACGAGCCAGCAGTGGCCGCTCCGGTGGATGTACCAGCCAGACGACGGCACCTTTGAGCTGTGGCCGACCCCAGATGCCACGGCGAGCAATCTGGTCCTGTACGGCACCAAGACCGTCACGACGATGGTCGACGACAGCGACCTCTCGACCCTGCCCGACAACCTGATCGTACTCTTCAGCGCGGTCGAGATCCTGCAGCGCGACGACGCCAAGGATGCGGCCTTGAAGCTCAACAAGGCCAACGAGGCGATGCGCCGCCACCGGGTGCGACAGGGCTCGCACAAACGGGTGCGCGCGATGGCGATCGGCGCCGGTGGCGGCGACGCGCAGTCGCGGCACCATTACCCGCCGGCGATCGGCCTCGATTACATCCCGCCCGGATACGGTAGTGGTCCTGGCAGCTGATGCCCGGCAAGGTCTTCTCTGTCACCGATTTCAAAGCCGGGCTCGACGTTCGCAAGACCCCGCTGACCGCGCCCGGCGGCTCGCTCCGTATCCTGGAGAACGCTGTCCTCAACCAGGGCGGCGAGATCGAGAAGCGCCAGGCTTTCGTCTACATGACCGGGATCGCGCCGCCGATGCCGGCGGGGCTGATGAACTACATGATCGGCCACGCCGGCGCCTTGCACGTTTTCGGCGAGCATCGCGAAGGCGCCGTCATACCCCCCGGCAATCTGCCGGTGCCGATCGTCTATCACGCACTGTCTGACCCGCCCGGCCCCACCGAGATCGTCGAGATCCTCGATGTCGAGCCGTTCGACGACAAGTTCTTTGTCTGCGCCCAAACCGCGGACGGGGCGACCTGCTGTTACTACGACGGGTTTCTCGTCACCGAAGGCGCCGGCGGCGCCGGCGGTTACAGTTCGGGCACTTACGCCCGCACCTGGAAGTCCAAGATGTACCGGATCGACGGGAAATACCTGCGGTTTTCCGGGATCAACAACCCGGCGCAGAACGACCCCTCGTCGGTGACCGAGCCCGGCGCGGGTTTTATCAACCTGGCCCTCAACGACCCCGATGGCGAGCAGGCGCTCGCGATGGAAGTCTTCTACCAGTCGATGGCGGTGATGGCGCGGCTGCAGACCCAGGTCTGGACGCTCGACCCGGACCCGACCAAAGACACCCTGGCGCAACTCCTGCGACAGGGCGTCATCAGCCCGCGCTCGGTAGTGCAGTTCGGCACCGGCGATGTGCTTTTTCTTTCCGATAGCGGCGTGCGGTCCCTCAAGGCGCAAACCGCGTTCAGTCTCGCCGCCAGCGTCAGCGACGTAGGGTCGGCGATCGACCTCATGCTGATCCCGGTCATCCGCACCAACTCGACGGCGGTGCAGAAGGCGGAAGCGGTGGTGCAGCCGATCCAGGGTCGGTATTGGTTAGTGATCGACGACACGATCTATGTGCTTTCGTACTTCCCGGCCGGCAGTATCACCGCCTGGAGTACGATGAAACCGGGCTTCGTCGTGCGGAACTTCGCGGTGGTCAACAACACCGTCTACTGCCTCGATATGGCCGGTAACATTTACCTCTACGGTGGTGTCACTCAGAACGAGTACGACAGCTGCAAGGTCACCATCCGCACGCCGCATCTCTCGGCCGACAACCCGACCGAAAACAAGCGCATCAAGAGTGTCGATGTGATGTGCCAGGGTCAGTGGTCGGTGAACATCGGCATGCTGCCCAACAACACCGAGGCTTTCGAGCTGTGCGCTACGATCCAGGACAATACCTACGGGCTGCAATCGATCCCCTTTGCCGGCTATGGCACGCATTTCGGGATGCATCTGGAGCACCAGGCTCCCGGCCCGGCGCTCTTGGCCAGCCTGCATTTCAACATCGAGGCGGGGGTAGTGAAGTGAAGGTCCAAGCTACCCCGGTCACCGCCGAAGGGCTCGCCTATATCGTGCGCAATCTGCGCCCGCGGGACCGGCGCGAGATCTTTGCCCTGCGGTGGGACGACGACGAGGCCCAGTTTGTCGCCCATGTTTACGCCTCCGCTGGAGACCTGTGGCGGATGTGGTCGATAGACAGCGAACCGGTGGCAGTCAACGGGGTGATCCCGGTGCGCCCGGGGGTGGCGATCGCCGGGGCCTTTGGGACCAGTCGCTGGCGCTCCGTCGTCAAACCGATGACCCGCTGGTCCCTGGATTACGTCATCCCGATCCTGCGCCAGGCCGGCTACCACCGGGGCGAAGCCTACGTCCTGGCCGAGAACACCGACAGCCGGCGCTGGATCGAACTTTTGGGCGGCGAGATCGAGGCCGTCCTCAAGGGCTTCGGCCGGCAGCGCGAGGATTTTCTTTTATACACCTGGGACCTGACCCGGGAGAGAGGCGAGAGCCATGTGCTTCTTCGGCGGCGCCCCGAAAACCGGGCCGCAGATGGCGGCTGTCAGCTACACTAACCCAGCGACCGGGGTCCCCGGGCAGTATTGGGTCGAGCAAGGCGTTCCGGGCGAGTACGCCGCGCGTGGTGCTACGACAGTCACTGCCTACCAGCAGATGGCGGCGCAGGATCTTTCCGACAAACAGATCCAGGCCCAGAAGGACATCGCCGGTCAGCAGCAGACCTTTAACGAGCAGCAGTTTGCCGCCCAGCAAGCGCAGTACGAACAACAGCAAAAACAAGTCCAGGAACAGGCCCAGCGGCAGAGCGAGTACGACACCGGCCGAGCCCAGGTTTTGGGCGAAGGCACCAACCAGATCAACCAGGCGTTCTCGCGGTTCTCGCCGGAGTATTTCGACCAGTACGCCAAAGACTATCTCGCCAAGTCGCAGGACGAGATCGACTACCAGCGCCGCCAGGCCCAGAAGGACCTCGGGTTCCAGCTGGCCCGGCAGGGGATCTCGTCCTCCCAGGCCGGGGTCAACCAGGAGGGGCTGATCGAGGAGAAGGCCGGGCGCGCGACTGCCGAGCAAACCGACGCCGCCCAACAGGCGGCCGATGCGTTGCGCACCAACGTCGCTAACTCCAGGTCGAACCTCGCCAACCAGGTGGCGTCTGCCGAGAGCATCGGCTCGCCGATCGCCGGGTCCACCATCGAGGACGTGAACACCTCGCTGCAGACCCAGCGCAACGCGATCTCGCCGATCGCCACCTCGGCCGGCGATGTCGCGTCCTCGCTGCAGGCGGTCCCCACGACCAGCACCCTCGGGTCGATCTTTAGCGGCGTTCTCGGCGCCGGCGGCAACTTCCTCGGCGGTCTCCAGTCGGGGCAGATCATGGGGCAGTTCCAGAAGGGGCTTTCCGGGACCGACCCCAATAGAAGCAGCACGAGGTAGGTCCGATGTGCGATCCAGTCTCGGCGGCCATCGCCACCGCGGTCGGCACCGCCGCCTCGCTCGCCGGCACCGCAATGGGCGCCCAGGCGCAGCAAAAGCAGGCGCAGGCGATCGCCAGCGCCAACCAGCAGACCCAGCTGGCGCAGAACCAGGGTTTCACCCAGCGCATGCAGGCCGGGGTGGCCCAGACCGCGGCGCAGACCGCGGCCAGCCAGGAGACCATCCAGGCCCGCAACCAGGCCGCGATGAGTATGCGCGACGCGCAGATGAAGTCGCTGCAGGACTACCATGACACCATCAACGCCCAGAACGCCCAGGCCGAGCGCCTGCGCGCCACCGGCGATGTTGCAGCGCAAGATCTGCTGACCCAGACCAACCCGCAATCGCTCGATCAGGCGCAGGCCCAGCGGCAAGACCAAGCCGCCGCCTTACTTAAAGAGAACCTGCCGCCGAGCCCGGATGCCACCAGCCCCGACGCGGTCGGGGGCGACCCGGTCAACCAAGGCGCGCTCGCCCGCCGCACCGCGGAGGCGGCCACCAATATCCGCGATTACGGCAGCCGGATCGCCCGGGCCGGGTCCTACGCGGCGCCCTCGAACGCGATCAACCTGGCGATCGCCGACGCCAAGTACGGCATCATGCCGGCGCAACAGGCGGAAGAGCTCCTGAAATCGGGCAGCGCCACCCGGCTCCTGCCGAGCAAGGTCGGCTACCAGGCGGCCACCGGGGAAGGCCAGGCGCAGGACCTTCTCCTGCAGTCGCGCGGCCAGAACGCGCTCGACGCGGCGGGCTTGAGCTACGGCAACGCCACCTCTCTGGCGAACCTGCAGCAAGCCAACGCCGACCAGATCACCAAGAACAAGCTGGCGCAGACCTCGGCCAACCTGGAAGCCCAGGCGAGCCAGGGGAAGGTCATCCAGGGCGTCGGGCAGCTGGGGCTCTACGGCGCCGGCCAGTATTACGGCGGCGGTTCGCCCTTGTCCGGGATCTTCGGCACCGGTGGGACTTTCGGCAGCCAAGGCCCGATCTTCGGAAACTCGCAAGACGCAGCACTCAGGACCGGGGGCAACGCCGTGTTGCTTCCGACGTAAGGGGTTGAGCGCATGAAGACCGGCTACGAAGACTGGGACCAGAACCTCAAGACGCTGGGCGGCGCCCTCTTCCCTGACCCGAGCAAGCAGGCGCACGCCTATTATTACGGCACCGAGGCGCGCAACGCTTTGCTGAAGTCGGCTCAGACCCAGGAGAGTTTGGCTGCCGGGCACCGGTTAACCGGCATGATCGGCGGTGACTTTCAGCCGCCGACTTATGGCCCGGGACCACTTGGCGTCAACATCCTGCAGGACCCCTACGCCGGGGGTGCCCCGGCAGCTCCAGCTGCGCCAGCCTTGGGCGCCGTTGTCGCCGGCGGGCCAGCCGCAGTCGGCAACGCCATTGTGGCCGGGGTCGAAAATCACACGCAGACGGGACCGGTGCCGCCGGTTCAGTCGCCGGCGCCGAACGCCGGCGCGGCGCCCGCCCCGACGACGACGGGTTCCGATGGCAGCACCCCGCAAAACGGCCCGGGCGCCCTCGCCCCCGGCAGCGTCACCTCGGCCGGGGGCGGCGGCGTCATCCGATCTGGTCCCGCCGCCGCCAACGGCAGCCCGGCGCCGCTCAACTTCGACTTCGCCCGTGTCATGGACATGGGCGCCAAGTCTGGCCTCACCGCCGATCAGATGCAGGTCCTGGCGCGCAGCACGCTGGCCAACATGGAAAAGAACGGCCAGATGGCGACGCCGCAGGTCGAGGCGCTGGCCGCGCTCTTCGGTGCGCCGCAGATGCGCCAGCAAGTGATCTCCAATCAGGGTGCCCTGGCGGTCGGAGCGCAGACCCAGGCCGGCGAGACTGCGCGCAATACCGCTAGGATCGCCGGCGATATGGCGCGGCAACAGGTGGTCACCGGGGAAGCCAGACGCGCGGATCAGGAGGCCCCCGAGAGGACCGTTGACGCGAACGGCAACCCGGTTTTCGTCTACCGCAAAGACACGGTGGGCAAGCCGGCCTACGACAGCACGGTCGCCAACACTCGGCAGACCCAGATGGGCGCCCCTGGCCAGTACCTCCAGCCGGACGGCAGCGTCAAAACGACGACCGCAGGGACGGCTATCGAGCAAGGTGCGCCACTGGCGGCGGCAAGCTCAGACGCGCAGCTGGCGCAAGTCCGTCAGCGCATTGAGACCGAAAAAGATCCGGTCAGAAGGGCACAGCTGAGCGCACAGGCCCAGGCGCTCGCGGCTACCCCAAAAGAGATAAACCCGGAACAACAGGCCAAACAGCTCGCGGTCGAGTACACGCAAACTCAGCGGATTTACTCGACGCCGCAGAGGGGTGTTGCCGACAAGTTTGGCATCAACGATCCCGCAGCGTTTGATGCTGCCACCAACACCGAGATCGACAAGCGGGCTTACGAGCTAGCCAACCTGCCGGGAAATACGTATCTGAAAGTGGACCCCGCCAAAGCACGCGAGGCGGCGATCCACGACCTGATGAAAAATCCCACGGCGGAAGGCATGCGGTTGCCGACCCCGGCCGAGGTCGCGCAACAGCGCCGGCCGACACGGCAAAGGATTGCCACGGCCGGGGCTTACGGCGACCCGCGGCTCGACGATTACCTGAACCCCTACGACAAGTCTCAACAGCCGACGCCGCACATGATGATCCGGATGGTCCCGAAGGACTATGCGCCCCCGGCAACGGGTGCCCCGGCAACCTCGGGCGCGCCGGCAACGACAAACCCGGCAGTGCCGCCGCCCACGGTAACGACACCGCCGATCTCGGGCGTGGTGACCCCGGGATCGGCCGCAGCGCAATCGGCGACCCAGCTCTATGGCGGCCCGGTGCCGGGGGCGACGCCGTCGCCCTCGCTGGGCGGCAGGATTGTGCAAGGTGCTCAAGCGATCGGCAATGCCGGCCGCGCGGCGAACCCGACACCGATGTCCCCGGCTCAGATTTACGGCAGCCAGCCTGCGGCGCCGGGCGCGCCTGCGGCACCCGCGGCAGCGCAACCGGTGGGCCGCGCCCCACCGGGCACGCCGGACGGTCCCTACACCCTGCCGAACGGTCAGGTGGTCGATGTCCGCAACGGCTTGGGCTACGCCCGCTAGGAGCTGACCGATGGCAACCTACGCATCCGGGGTCCTGGCGCCCTTCGCCCGCGGCAACGCGGTCCTTGGCGGCCGCTCCAGCGTCGAGGGCGTGCAGGACGAGCTGGCCCGCCGGTTCGCGGCGATGACCGCGGCAATGCCGCCCGAGATCAAAGCACGGGTCCAGATTGCCTCCGGCTTCCGCGATGCCGCCCGGCAGGCCGAAGTCAACCCCGGGGTCACCAACTCCCGCCACATGCACGGCATGGCGAT